TGTCAGATGTTGCACGCAAAATGGCATACGAGGTGGATCCGCGACAGTCCACTTCCCAATCTGGCACCAGGAAATCCAAGACATTCTAGTTCTTAAGAACAACAAAGGAACTGAAGATAATCGTGTTCGTAAACTAGATTACTCTATTCAAATTTCTAAGTTATTCTATGAAAGATTTATTCAAGACGGTGAAATCACACTTTTCTCTCCACATGATGTATCTGGACTTTATGATTCTTTCGGACTCCCTGGTTTTGATGAGTTATATGTTGCATATGAAAAGGATTCATCCATTCCAAAAAAAGTTGTTAAAGCACAGGAACTCATTCTCAACCTCCTTAAAGAAAGGGCTGAAACAGGTCGTATCTATATCATGAATATTGACCATTGTAACTCTCACTCTTCCTTTAAGGATAAAGTTGAGATGAGCAATTTGTGTCAAGAAATTACTCTTCCAACTTATCCTATTCAACACATTGATGATACTACTGGTGAAATTGCCCTTTGCATTCTCTCTGCTATCAATGTTGGTAAGGTGAAGTCTGATGAAGAACTTGAAGAACTTTGCGATCTTTCTGTTCGTGGTTTGGATGAGTTGATTGACTATCAAAAATATCCTGTAGCAGCGGCAGAAATCGCTACCAAGGCACGTCGTTCACTTGGTATAGGGTTTATTGGTCTAGCACACTATTTGGCAAAACTTGGATATAATTATGACTCTCAAGAGGCATGGAACGCTGTTCATGGACTTTCTGAATCTTTCCAATATTATCTTTTGAAAGCATCTAATCAACTTGCTAAAGAAAAAGGGCATTGTGAATATTTTGGTCGCACCAAGTATGCCGATGGAATTCTTCCAGTCGATACATACAAAAAAGACGTAGACGAAATTTCTTCTATTACACTTCAACATGATTGGGAAGAACTTAGAGCATCCATCTTGGTTCACGGTCTCAGGCACTCAACACTGTCCGCACAGATGCCATCGGAGAGCAGTTCCGTTGTGTCAAATGCAACCAATGGAATTGAACCTCCCCGTGGATTCTTGTCCGTTAAGAAATCTAAAAAAGGACCACTCAAACAGATTGTTCCGCAGTATCATACTCTCAAGAACAACTATACGCTTCTATGGGATATGCCTAGTAACCATGGTTATATTAATGTTGTTGCTGTGATGCAAAAGTTCTTTGATCAGGCTATTTCTGGTAATTGGAGTTACAATCCAGAAAATTATGATGATAATGAAGTTCCAGTGTCTGTCATGGCAAATGACTTCTTGACTACATACAAATATGGGTGGAAAACTTCTTACTACCAAAACACTTATGATATTAAAACTGATGAGGTGGTAGAAGAGAAACCCAATCTTCAAGATTTGCTAAGTGAGTTAAGTTCAGTAGAGGAGGGAGAGTGTGAATCCTGTGCAGTTTAAGATTTCTTCTACGGAAGAATCTATCCAGATTAAAGGAATGACGGTTTTTAACACTGAGCAAGTTGATACCAAGAAACAACCAATGTTTTTTGGAAAACCCTTGGGCGTTCAGAGATATGATTCATACAAATATCCTGTATTTGATAAACTGACCACTCAGCAACTAGGATACTTCTGGAGACCCGAAGAGGTATCTCTTCAGAAGGACCGTGGAGATTATCAAACACTTCGTCCAGAGCAAAAGCATATCTATACTTCTAATTTGAAGTATCAGATTATGCTCGACTCTATTCAGGGTCGTGGTCCTGGTATGGCATTTATTCCATATTGCTCTTTGCCAGAACTTGAAGCATGTATGGAAGTGTGGGGATTCATGGAAATGATTCACTCACGTTCATATACTTACATCATTAAAAATGTATATTCAGACCCAAGTGAGGTGTTTGACAAAATCGTGACAGATGAGCGTATTCTGGAACGTGCTAAGAGCGTTACAGAGTCTTATGATGACTTCATTCAATCATCACAACAATATGGTGCATCCAATGCCTGGTTGCACAATCTTGAAGGAGTTTCATACGCAAAAGAAACAATTAACGATGTTAAACGAAAACTCTATAGAGCAGTCGCAAACGTTAACATTCTTGAAGGTATTCGCTTCTACGTTAGTTTTGCTTGTAGTTTCGCCTTTGGCGAACTTAAGCTTATGGAAGGATCCGCTAAAATCATCTCTCTTATCGCAAGAGACGAAAACCAACACCTAGCCATCACTCAGAACATTCTGAACAAATGGCGTGATGGTGATGATCCAGAAATGAAACAAATCATGAAGGAAGAAGAAGAGTGGACATATAAAATGTTTGATCGTGCTGTAAATGAAGAAAAACGTTGGGCAGATTATCTGTTCAAAGATGGAAGCATGATTGGACTTAACGACAAACTTCTTCAACAATATGTTGAGTGGATTGCCAACAGGCGCCTTAAGTCAATAGGACTAAAACCTCAATACGACATTTCAGCAAACAACAACCCACTTCCTTGGACTCAGCACTGGATTTCCTCTAAAGGTCTCCAGGTGGCTCCCCAGGAAACGGAAGTAGAATCATATGTAGTTGGTGGAATCAAACAAGATGTCAAAAAAGACACATTTAGTGGTTTCAAACTGTAACAATATAAAAAAATCTTTATAGATAGGGGAGATTAATCTCCCTTTTTTTATGCCTAAAAATCAACTAGTTAAAGATGAATTGAAAGTTCGCATTTTGGAATTAAAGGATAAACTTTATAAAGAACACGTTAGACACGACATGGACATGAAAGGACTTGCCAATAAATATCTTAACGAAGTCCTTGATATAATTGATGAGTACAGATATTGACTATGAAAATCCTTGGTCTTATAATGAGAGACCTTTTACTTCAAATGATATTCAAGATTATTTTGGTTTTGTTTATCTTATCCAGAATAATCTTAATGGTAGGAAATATATTGGTAGGAAGTACTTATGGAGTTTTAGAACTCCTAAAGGTAAAAAACGAAAAGTAAAATCAGAATCTGATTGGAAAAACTATTATGGGTCTTGTCCGGAACTTAAAGAAGACATTGACAAATTTGGCAGAGAAAATTTTAGTAGAACTATCTTATCATTACATAAAACAAAGGGCAAAACAAACTTTGAGGAGACCAGACAACTCTTCAACAACAATGTCCTCACAGAAGCCCTTGACATCGGAACCCCTGCTTACTACAATAGCAACATCCTCAACAGGTACTTCCGAAAAGATTATTATGGCAACAACGACTGAAGATATTGTTGCACATGTGCGAGAGTGGTCTCTTGACCGTGCTGCAAATATGGATGTAGACAAAGAGGATGCAAGAGCTATTCTTGCCGAGTTCTATGAATGGATTGAACCTGAAGATGACGAACTTGAGATTGTCTCACTAGAACCAGAAGATTGACAACCTCTAAATAATCACTTATAATGTTAAGATTCACAACTATGTGAATCTTTTTTATTATGAGACTTTGAGTTTGATTTAGAGCCGTGGGCGCTGCCCCTGAGAAGGGGAACTTCTCCTTTGCCTATACGGATGTAGAGTTCAATTAATTTTAATGCAAAATTTCTTTACAGTAGCCCTGCCTTTTTTGGCATCGGTTACAACCAATGTGGCAACACTGCCGATATTTCCTCCTCTGACGGCACCACCAGTGTCCTTCTCAATCATCAAGGAGTTTGAAACACCGACAGCGACCAAAGAGGTTGCTCCGCCTGAAAAGCCAAAAGAGAAAAGGCTAATTTGTAAAGGGTGTAATGAACAAGAGAATGCTACCCTGGAATTTTTCCAGGATCGTGGTGTTAAAGACAGAAACGCCCTTGCTACTATCATGGGCAATATTAGACAGGAATCAACATTCGTGCCTAACATTTGCGAAGGTGGTAGCAGAACCAGTTGGAGTAACTGCGGACGTGGTTACGGACTGATTCAATGGACATCTGCCAACAGATATTATGGATTGGGTGATTTTGCTAAGAAGTATGGTGGTTCTCCATCATCACTTCATACGCAACTTCGTTATCTAATGACTGAGGTTCAATGGCAACGTATTGAGGAAAGGATGAAAACTCCTGGAAAGTCTATCAATCGTTACATGGACTATGCGTATAGTTGGATTGGTTGGGGGCATCATGGCGCCCGCACTTCGTATGCTCATGAATATGCTTCCAAACTGATCACGGTAGAAGTTTGATAAAATAGAATATACAACTGAATAATAAATAGAGGAGAGCGGTTGCTACTCCTCTTTTTTTATGTTCAATTTTAACTTCGGAAAG